CAAGCAGCGTGTGGCCAATATGACGGGTGGTATCGGCATTATTTACGTCGGTGCTGACTCTGAGATCGAGCAGAAGGAGAAGAAGGACCGTGTTGACGACGCTGTGTGTGCTGTTAGAGCCGCCATGGACGAGGGGATCCTTGCAGGGGGAGGAGTCGCGTTACATAACGCTACTTCAGTCGTTGTCAAGTCGACCTCAACAGCCTCAAAAATCATGTCCGAGGCGTTAAAAGCGCCAATGAGGCAGATTTTGAAGAACGCTGGCGACGATTGGTCCTATGTAGAGGGTCAAATGAGCGAGCCAGGGCTCGGTTTCGACGTCAGAGCGCAACGATATGGCGATATGATAAAGATGGGTGTCACTGACCCTGCGAAAGTGACTAGAACGGCCCTACAAAACGCTGTGAGCGTAGCTACGACCATTATGGGGACAAACGTTATTGTATCTAATGTAAGAGATTTATGAGCAAATTGAGTGGAGTTACGGCCATTGGCCGCTATATCTTGGTCGAAGAGGTCAAGGAGCAGGAGAAGACCACGGAGAGTGGGCTGTATTTTGGTGTAAAGGAGAGCAATGAGCTCCGATACAAGAAGGCTACTGTTCTGGCGGTGGGGACTGAGTGCCACCCTTCTTTGAAGGAAGGCCTTCTTTTGTATGTCGATAAGACCGCCGGCCATCCGATTTTGGTAAACGGTGTCTCTTGTTATGTGATTCGGGAGCAGGACGTAGTTCTTGTGTGTTGATCATACGCTCACGCATTAGGTTGTAGTACTTCACGGAGTACTCACCGCCTTTGAAGCGTGGCATTGACTCTTCGCCGGTCAGTTTACGGTACATATGGGCGACGATGCCCTTAGCATGTTGAGAGAGTGCGTAGCGTGCCTTTGATCGGTATGGTACGTGCTCTTTTACTTTTATGATAAAGCCTTTGTTCATGACTTCTTCGAAGATCTTGCGGTCCCAGGACATGATCTCGCCTATGATGTCGAAGTCACCACGTGTGAACCAGTGTTCGGAGTAGAGGAACAGGAGCATATCAAGCTCTGAGTTTTTGAGCTTGTATTCACGGAGTATCCATATACGGACGGGCCTCCAGAATTTCATGAAGTCGTATTGCACTGTATCAAATTTTAATTTGATGCAAAGGTACAACACGAGGGCATTGGTCAGACTCATCAAATTTACATTTGACGAGATTACGTATATTTGCTATATGAAATCTCGCAAACCATCGCCTAGAAAAAGTGCAGACTATACCATTGGCACATCATATGGGGCCAAGAAAGAAAGTTCTCTTGGCTATATGATGTCAAAGCTTGACAAAATAGAGGCAAAGCAGGCTAAGCAAAAGGCAAGAGTTGAGACTCGTGCTGCTAAGAGTGCATTTCGTGAGGCAAGCAGAGCGGCAAAGGTTGGTCGAGGTTCTTCTTCTCGGGGCGGATCTTACACCACAACTCCCGACAACAAATATGTTTATAAGGGTTCTTATAAGACAGCACAAGAGGCCCCTGTGTACTCTAAAGGTGTTCGATTGAACCAAGAGCAATCACGCACAACAAAGGTTGAGTATACTAAAAACTTGAGTCCTAAATTGAGAAAGGCAAAGAAGGAGCTTGTTTCTGATGAGCGTTTTGATCGTAGCAACTTAGGTGTTACCAAGCAAAGCAAAAAAGTTAGAGGTATAAACGCTAAAGAGGCAGCTGCTCGTACACTTGGCATGACCGGAAAGGCTGATCGCCTTAGAAAAAGAGGAACGAGAGTAGAAAATCGCCCTGGAAACGCTGCTATTAGACAAGCAGACAGAGCGTATGCTGCAAGTGGTTTTGTAAAGCAACCTGGTTGCGCACAGCAAGGAGATTGTTATGCTGTTGGTGCTAATAAGACTCGTTTTGATAGAAGAGAGAACAGGCAAAAGGCTCGTTCGATTGTAAAATATGCAAGAAAAACAAACCAAAGTGGAGCTGGAAAAGTGCTTGAAAGTGCGGCTAGCAAGGTAAGTCGTAAGTTGGGCGCACAGGTAAGAGGCGTTCAAAATCAAAAAATCGCCAAAGCTAAGAAAAAATACGGGCCTGCTATGGGCAAATCCAAAGGAACAAGCGCTTTGATAATCGGTCAAGGAAACTTTGGTGCGAAAAAATCAATGAAAAAACGATGAAAAGTAAAGGCTTAGGCGACACCATCGAGAAGATGACCATCGCAACTGGGATCAAGAAGTTGGCTGAGAAGTACACTCAGGTCACTGGCAAGGACTGCGGCTGCAACAAGCGCAAGGCTGCACTAAACAAGGCGTTCCCATATGGCAAGGGCTAAGGGTTCGGATGTTGCGTTCAAGGCGAAGCCTGTCGTACGCAGACCTGGTGTTCATGCCAAGACGAAGATGTCCAAGACCAAGAGTAGTAAGAACTACAAGAAGATGAGCCGTGGACAGGGCTGTGGTCGGCGGTAAGTCAGACGTCGTCTCTGACGACGCAGTCGTTAGAGTCAGACCTGACAAATAAATATTTGCCAGGAGTACGTATCTTTGCATCATGGCATACCAAAAACTTCAATCGTCTAGAGCTGCGGTAGTTACTCCTAGCGACACTGTCAATATTCCAAGCGTATCCTCACAAGACGGATCTGGCAACAACGGCTGCGTATTGTACGTAGCTGGTGCCGGCAACCTTCGTGTATTGACTGTCGGTGGGGATGACGTATTGTTCTCCAACATTCAAGGAGGATCATTCTTGCCCGTGCAGGTCAAGCGTGTATTCTCAACCAACACTACAGCAACAGGAATCGTAGCCCTCTGGTAATGTTTATCGGCATTGCAAATATCATTGGTCAACGCTTTGGTGGTGGTGGCGGTGGTGGCTTTGATGCCGACTATCAGGCCGTTTTAAACTATGCCACAACGCAAGGTTATACCCTACCAAGTGCATCGCAACAAGCGTTGCAAAATCAGTTAGTTGTTGATTTGAAAGCCGCTGGAGTTTGGTCTAAACTTGACACCTTTGCCGTGTTTGCAACGGACGGAGATAGTGACTTTGCTTTGATTGATTGGATAAATTTAAGTCAATACACAGCAGTTAATAGTCCTACGTTTACGACTAATGGAGGCTTTACGGGTAATGGAACGAGCAGTTATGTTAATACGAATTATAACGCATCAACAAGTGCTACGAATTATCAGCTAAATAATGCAAGTAGATTTTATTGGGTTGATAATAGAACGGGTACAAATTGGGAAGATAATTTATCAGGTCGAGCAATTAGTGGAAATAACAATTCAACATTAATAAGAATTAACTCTCAAACTACTTCATTAAATTCTGCTGTTGATATGAGAAGTGACGGTTTTAAATCAATAAACAGAACTTCATCGACAAATGTGGAAGTTTTCCAAAATACTACTCAGTATTCGAGAACAGCAACTTCAGTTGATATTGATGGGGGGACTCAAGTTTTTTTAAGGGCAGTAACTGGTTATAATGCGTCCAGATTTAGATTCTATGGAATGGGGGCTTCTATTGTTTCTGAAAATACCGATTTTTATAACGCTTTAAACACTTACATAACTTCATTATGATAGTACTACATCCCAACACCGAACAATACAACGCTTTAAATGGCTACAAATACAAGTCAAGCGAATTGCTATTTGTAAAAGACGGAAGTGATAGATGGATAGTGGGACTTCAAGTTTTAGACGATGTCAACTTTTTAGAAATACACGACCAACTTGAGCAACTTGAAAGAATAGAATACACACCTTTCCCACCCGAACCAGATGCCTAAAGACGCTTGCTATAGTAAGGTAAAGAGCCAGTACAAGGTGTTCCCTAGTGCAAGGGCCTCTCAGGCTATTGCCAAGTGCCGGAAGGCCAGCGGCAATGTCAAGAAGACCGAGAAAGGTACAGCATTGAAGCGTTGGGGTGCTGAGAAGTGGGTCGATACCAAGAGTGGTAAGGCCTGCGGTGCAGGAGGCAAGAACGAGTACTGCCGTCCAACCAAGCGTGTAAGCTCAAAGACTCCAGTGACGAAGGGAGAGATGTCTGCGTCAAAGCTTCGTGCCAAGAAGGCTGAGAAGAGCCGTGTAGGCATGGGCAAGCGTGTAAAGCCTGTTAAGTAATGCCGAAGAACAAGATCATAGGAAAGAACAAACGCCTAGGGTCTACCAAGGCCACGGGCCGTGACTACTCCAAGGAGAAGGAGTACCAGTCCTCTCCCGCTCGCAAGAAGTATCGGGCGCTTCTCAATAAGGCCAACCGAAAGGCTAAAACATACGGAAATGGCGACAATATGGACATGAGCCATACCAAGAGCGGTAAGCTAGTCAAAGAGTTACAGAGCAAAAACAGAGCTCGTAACAGAGGAAAGAAGTAAGACTTACAGATGCAAAAGGTGGCTCCAAAAATAAATTCTTGGAGCCTTATCTTTGTAAGGTGAAACTACCTGTATCATTTTCCGAATTCTCTAAGGACCCATCCAAGGCGGTCACGTATTTGATGATTTTTGCTGTTATATTTTTGTATGTACGTATGGAGAACCAAGACAAGCAGGTGAACAATGGTTGCGAGGATCGCCTGACCCGTTGCGAGCAAAAGCTGGACCAATTCTCTAGCATGCTCAAGACGCAGGACTCTATCTCCTCTGCTCTCCGTGCTGAACTGACCACATACCAAAAACTAGGCATCATCAAATAATGAAACACATCATCCTATTGTCTACGCTTGTACTGGCCTCCACGCCAAAAGCGCCACAACTCTCTTCTACGGATCCATACAAGAAGTACGACATGCAGCTTGACCACGCTCAGGCCAGCATCGCAATGACCAAGGCCGCCATTGAGGAGGCAAAGGTCATGAACGAAGAAATGATCGAGAAGACCGTTGCTAAGATGGACAGCATCAAACAAGAGGCCGAGCAGGTCAAGGAGAAGGTAGAGCTGATGATGGTGGTACTTGAGACCAACAACATTGAAGTTCCAAAGAATCGTGAAGAGTGGTTTGAGGACTCTGTCCGCACCGCCAACATGATTGAAATAAATAAAAAATGAAAACATTCATCAAACAAATGTTCTCCTCCAAAGACGGAGACATCTCCCACAAGCGTATCCTAGGAAGCATCGGCTTCTTGGCGTTGGTATTCACTATGATCGCCAACTCTTTTTCTCCTGTAGAAGTAGCACCTAGCCCTGAACTGGTTAGCGCAGTTGAATACTTGGTTATGTCAACTGTCTTCGGTTCCGTGCTTGAAAAGTTCGCAAAGAATGCCTGATAAGAGCAAAATGAAGTGCAACGTCCCACGGCCTAGCACACGGCCTGGGAAGAAGATGATGGTCAAGGCTTGCTCTGGCGGGCAAGAGAAGATCGTCCACTTCGGTGCCAAAGGATACGGACACAACTATAGTGCTGCTGCTCGTAAGAGTTTCAAGGCACGTCACAAGTGTTCAAGTGCAACAGACAAGTTAACTCCACGCTATTGGGCCTGCAAGAAGTTGTGGGCTGGTCCCGGAGGATCAACCAAGAGTAGTCCAAAAACACGTAAAGGAAAATACTGATATGAAATACGGAAAACCATGCACTACTAAGGTGCAATCTGCTGTTAAGAAACCAAAGAAGTAAGATGCGGCTACTCAAGTCTATTCTAATCGCATTGCTTCTTACCTCATGCTCTGCCAACTGGCACATGAAGCGTGCAGTACAGAAGGAGCCGAGTATATTGACAGAGCGAGTAATCTTTGATACTATTGTTATCAAGGAGGAGAAAATCCTGCATGATACATTTCATACAACAGAGTATGATACGATTACCATGGAGGACTCGTTTGTATATACCCAAGTGATACGTGAAAAGGATATCATAAAAGTATATACCAAGTGCAAGGCTGATACGGTACGCATTACAAAGACTCTTCCTCCTCAGGTCAACTACATCGAGAAGAAGAACGACTGGAAGAAGAGCCTTGATTGGCTTCTTATCATCTTCGGTTTGTTAGCCTTGACAAATTTGCTTAAATTTGTAGGCAAATGGATAAAGAATTAGAATCAAGTGAGTTTGAGCAGCTCAAAGTGCTCGTAGACAAACGACACAACTTGGAGCGAGACATCGCACAGGTTGAGTTGCACAGACTAAAAAAGACAATCGAATACGAAGCTGTCATGGAAGAGTTAGGAACGTTTCAAGCAAACCTCCACTCCAAGTACGGTGACGTAAAGATTGACATGAAAACAGGACACATAAATGACTAAGATCTCCTCATACGCTGCCGTCACTCCCACAGGGACTGACCTTCTCATTGGAACCGATACCAGTGCATCTGACGCTACCAAGAACTTTACGGTATCATCGTTGGCAACTTTCATTGGTGGCCAAATGACTGCCACTCAAGTATTGAACGCTTCTAGCACAGTTGCTCAAAACCCAAGTGGACTAGACACCGCTCTTCAGGTTTCTTTTGGCGCAGCGCAAGGCACAGCGTCTGATCCTGTCATGATTGACGCAGCTGGAACTGTAACCTTCAATGAGACCGGGTTGTACTTGGTGAATGGCATGGGCAACATTCATCGCACAGGTCCAAGCGGAATCGCTTTGTTGCTGTTCCGTGGCTTGGTGAATGGATCACAGGCTGGAATCATCAAAGGATTTGAGTTGGATACTGCAGATGTAATGATGCCGTATGAGATTACTATTCCTTTCTCTGTTTCTGTTGCTGGAACTACGTTTGCTTTCCAAATCATGCGTGACAGCTCTGGTGCTGATGATGGAGGATTGATCCCTCAAGTCACCGCCGGTCCTTGGGATGATATCCCATCTGCTAATATGCAGATTTGGAAGATAGGAGGATAATATGGACATCCGCAAAATTTCAATCGGATCTGACTACAAAAACGCTATGAACTACGTAAAGGGCCAATCGGTCCTTTCGGGTTCGTATACGATCAACCACATTCGTAGGACTACAGACGGAGAGTTCCAGGTGTGGATTGAAAAAGATAAAGAGGTTTTCTTATGGAAATCGTTCACGGTCAACATGCCGTGCTCAGTTGAATACAATATCGAATTTTAATATATGCAATCGCTCTACTATTTTGTGGTAGAGCCTGTTGATGGGAAAAGGTACACTAATACCAGAAGCTACGGAGACAAAGAGTTCATTATTAGCACCTCGCAAGAGGACCACACCGTTACGAACAGGCTCGCAGAGGTCGTCAATGTCCCCTTTGGATATGGCGGCCCTATCGCTATTGGTGATCACGTCATTGTTCACCATAATGTTTTTCGCAAGATGTTTGATATGAGGGGGAAGGAAATCGACTCCTACTCATTCATCCGTGAAAATCTATACTACCTTGACGACATGCAGCTGTACGCCTACAAACATCCAGGCGAGGACTGGGAGCCTGTAGGCCGTTACTGCTTCGTAGAGCCAATAAAAGAAGAGAAAGATACCATCATAGCCAAGAAGGGTGCGAACGTCGCTCTATGGGGCTCTATGGTGTATCCTAACGATAGATTGCGTGAGCTTGGCGTCTCACGTGGAGATGTTATATCCTTTCAGCCTGACTCTGAGTATGAGTTCAGAATTGACGATAGGATTTTGTATAGAATGTATGACTCAAACATATGTCTCAAACAAGGAAGCTAAAGGAAGAGATCATAACGGCTGGCGAGCACGCTGTCAAGGAGCTAATCAAAGTGGCTAAAGAACCCATCGTAACAGGCGACATTGAGAGCGACCTGTCGGCTGACAGGCTCAAGAACGCTGCTGCCGCCAAGAGGCTGGCCATCATGGACGCATTTGACATTCTGCGTAGAATAGACGAGGAGCGGAACCTCCTCACGGCAGAAGATTCTGTCGTGTCCGAGTCAATCACATCAACCAAGGGCTTTGCGGAAAGACGTAGCAAGTGAACTATGGCTTATACCAAATAACGGATATCAAGTTACCCAAGCGGAAGCATTGGGACTATGGCTACGTGCCTGAGCACGACGTGGTGGTCATCTCTCGTGACGGGACAGTCGGAGAGGTGTACGAGATCAATGGACTGAAGGTGGCGCTCCCAAAGGCTCCCGACAAGATTGACAAGACCCATAACAAGTGGATGCCAAAAGACTTGCCAAAGGAGCTGGACAAGGTCAAGAGCATATTCGAGTGGAACAGGCGTGACAACGCCTTCAAGGCCAAGTGGGTGGACTACATCGAGCAGGAGTTTGACAGACGTGACAACGGGCATTGGTTCATGAACAATGGCAAGCCAACCTACGTTACAGGATCGCACTACATGTATCTGCAGTGGACAAAGATTGACGTAGGTCACCCTGAGTTCCGTGAGGCCAACCGCATATTCTACATATACTGGGAGGCCTGCAAGGCAGACACGAGGAGCTTCGGCATGTGCTACCTCAAGAACCGTCGTTCGGGTTTCTCATTCATGTCCAGCTCGGAGATAGTTAACCAAGCAACAATTACTAGAGATTCTCGCTTTGGTATAGTATCAAAGACAGGTGCTGACGCCAAGAAGATGTTTACCGACAAGGTGGTGCCAATTTCTAGTCACTATCCGTTCTTCTTCAAGCCGGTACAGGACGGTATGGACAAGCCAAAGACAGAGCTTGCCTATCGTGTCCCTGCGTCCAAGATTACACGCAAGAACATTGACAACAGAGAAGAGGAGGATCTAGAGGGACTTGATACTACTATAGACTGGCGCAACACTGACGACAACAGCTATGACGGTGAGAAGCTACGCATGCTCATCGAGGACGAGGCTGCGAAGTTGGAGCGTCCGAACAATATCCTGAATGGTTGGCGTGTTCGTAAGACATGTCTTCGTTTGGGTAGTAAGGTCATTGGCAAGTGCATGATGGGCTCTACCTGTAATGCATTGGACAAGGGTGGTGACAACTTCAAGAAGCTGTACGAGGACTCGAACCCACGTGAGCGCAACGCCAACGGGCAGACCAAGAGTGGTCTGTACGCCCTGTTCATACCCATGGAGTGGAACTTCGAAGGTTACTTTGACGAGTATGGCTGGCCCATCCTTGAGGTTGAGCCTGGTCAGCACGTAGTAAACTCAGAAGGTAACTACATGGATATCAGCGTGATACAATACTGGGAGAACGAGGTCAAGTCACTCAAGAGCGACTCTGACGCACTGAACGAGTTCTATCGTCAGTTCCCACGCACAGAGGCACATGCGTTCCGTGACGAGAGTAAGAACTCTCTGTTCAACCTGACCAAGATATACCAACAGATAGATTACAATGATACACTTATTAAAGAGCGTGTTCTCACACGTGGCCGCTTCCATTGGCGTGATGGCAAGCAAGACACGGAGGTCATTTGGACGCCTGACCCCAGTGGTAGGTTTCTCGTTTCTTGGCTACCGGCACAACACCAACGCAACCGAGTCACAACAAGAAATGGACTAAAGTACCCGGGCAATGAGCACATGGGCTCGTTCGGATGTGACCCATATGATATCTCTGCTGTTACGTTTGGCCGTGGCTCTGCTGGGGCTCTTCATGGTATGACCAAGTTCCACATGGACGAGGGGCCAAGCAATACGTTCTTCTTGGAATACGTGGCAAGGCCACAGACGGCTGAGATATTCTTCGAGGACATTATAATGGCCATACACTTTTATGGCATGCCAATCTTGGCGGAGAACAACAAGGCACGTCTGCTGTACTACATGAAGGAGCGTGGCTACAGGCCGTTCTCTATGAACAGGCCAGATCGTAAGCTCAATATGCTATCGAAGACCGAGAAAGAGTTGGGTGGTATACCAAACTCATCGGAAGATGTGAAGCAGGCTCACGCCACAGCCATTGAGACATATATAGAGAAGCATGTCGGTTTTGATGCGGAGGGTTCATACCGAGAGCCTGACGAGATTGGTAACATGTACTTTTCAAGGACCTTACAGGACTGGGCACGGTTTGACATAAACAACCGTACAAAATATGACGCAGCCATTAGCAGCGGATTGGCATTGATGGCAAATCAAAAGTTTATGTTGGACACAAAGCCAAAGAATGAAAAGATTAGCATCAAGTTTCCAACGTATACAAATAAAGGGTATATTAGCGAGATAAGGAAATAGCCCTATCTTTGCAGAAAACAATGGCGGATCAGAAAATTATTCTTCCATACGTATCGTTCCCGAACCAACTTGCTACCGACGCTGAGAAGGCATCGGAGGAGTATGGCCTGAAGGTGGGCCAAAGCATCCAATACGAGTGGTTCAGGAATGGTGGCGGTTCATGCCGCTACTACGATCAATGGATTCAGTTTCACAAACTCCGCTTGTACGCACGTGGTGAGCAGCCCGTTGGGAAGTACAAGAATGAGTTGGCTGTAGACGGGGACTTGTCCTACATGAACCTTGACTGGACGCCTGTTCCTATCATTCCAAAGTTCGTTGACATTGTCGTCAACGGAATGGCTGATCGGTTGTTTACGGTTAAGG